AAATAATTTATTTTCTTCTTTTTCTGCTTTAAGGTCTTCGTTCTCTTTCATAATCCGCTCTATTTCACTTTTTTCCTTTTCTGCTTTTCTCTTTGCCTCTGTATCAATGTCTATTCCAGGCATCTTCTCAAGAAAAGCTTCATCAGATATCTTACCCGCCATAGCCGCAGGTAAATATACTTTCTCAAGATGTTCCCAATGCTCTTTGGTGATAAGCGGTATATATAAATTCATAGCCTTTTTTATCACTTCTTCATAAGCACCTTTCCAGGTCTTTCTCTCCTTTGTTACTCCTGCGTTTATCATCTCCATAAGGTTTTCAGCAGTAGCTCTATTCGACATAAGATTTGGAAAGCCAAGATAATGGACAGGGATTCCAGTAGTCCCGCTTATTAATTTGGCATTCGTTGTTATCTCATTTTCAATCGACTCGACATTGCTTGTATCCAGAGTGATAAAGCTTAATTTGAATGTGCCTGCTAATATTTTCTTTACCTTAAAATTCTTATTGCTAAAAGCATTCAATGCTTCTTTTACCTCTTCTTCAGTTTCACATTCAGCGTAGAGAATAGGACCTCCGAATATCCGGTTTATCTCTCTCCAATCTCTTAATGCTTTATCTAAATTCTCTATCTGCGTTAAACATTTCATGACCTTCGGAGCTGCCTCGTTTGGCTTATAAATACGGCCTCCGAATTTCTTATAAACAAATTCCCCTTTCTCTAATACCTCTTCTTTTTCTTTATCTTTCGGTCTCCATTTAAGCCGCTGATAATCAAGATAATCCTGAGGGCTTGTCTCTACTGTATACGCATCCTTATCTTCTTCAAGTGCCAGCTTAAGTGCGATCTTCCCCTCTATTTCCGCTTCTTTTGCAAACTCCTGTGCTACTTCTTCATCAAGGTCATTATATTCTAAAAACCTCTCAGCCCATTCCAGCTCTTTGTTTGCACTTTTATCCTTCTTTACAATAACCAGGCCTTCCCCTATCGTAAAAGCAGCTCTCAAATCTATTATAATCCCTGTCTGCAGAGAACCCCAGTCTGCTATGCCTCTGTATTTTTTATCGACTTCAGAGATAGCCGAGGAGTAAGACGTATAAGAATTCCCTTTATAAGCAGTTGCCTTTTCAGTGATAGATAATATATCATCCTTAACCAGGTGCTGGAGCTTGGAGACTTGGTTCTCAAGTTTTGTTACCCGGCCTTTCTGTGAAGCCACTTTATATTTCATCATTTGCACATTTGCCAAATTCTTAATTGTATTTATTATTGCCATATGTCATCTACTCCTATATCAGGTATCCCAGCTCCGCCTTTTTTCACCTTCCGATTATAAAAACAAAGAAGAAAAGCATCTGCGTAATCCGGGGAAGGAAACCCTCTTGATTTATAATCATCCTTGCTTTCTATGACACGCCTTCCCTTTTTATCCAAAGATTTATATTTCCGGTTAACCAATTCCTTCTGAAGCCTTGTTATTTCAGGACAGGCTATTTCGTGGATTATCTTTCCTACCTCAAACCACATTTCGCTTATAGTGTTTGGATATTTGTCCGGTTCATTAGCCTCTGCTGCAAAGTTTATTGGAATTATTTTATATCCACGCCTTTGCATAATATCTGTCAGACCTCCTCCCACTCCTGTATCATCTATCTTTATACGATTTTCTTTATCATGAGCGGCAAATATCTCTAGTTCATCAGCTAGAAATTCAAGTTTCTCAGTTGGAGGCATTTGTTTTGCTGATATTTTTTTATGATTGAGATACTTCATCCCTTTTCTTTGGAAAAATAAAGTATCATCAGACCCCCCTCTTGCTACATCAACACCTATTTCCTTCTGGCCTTCATCATTGAATTTAGAATCATTCCAATTAGCAAACATCTTTTCGGTTTGGCTTAACTTTATGATAGTATCTGCTCCCACATCAACTATCTGGCCATTGACTTTGGTTAGATATAATGCAGAATCAGTTCCCCATTCTTTTTCACATTCCCTCATATAATTTTGATCTGCTATTTGGATATTTACATCTTTTGGAGATGCCTCTGCTCTTCTAAACCTCTCCGGATGTTCTTCATTCGGAATATCTATATATCTGAATTTCTCTCCAGTTATATATGGAGAATCTTCAGCCTTTATATGAATCTTATTCCACCCATTATTATCGCTTTCAAATATTTTGTAATATTGTTCTCCAACTTCCACACCATCCGTCGTAGAAATAACAAGCCAACGTATAAACCCTCCAGTCATAAGGCCTCGAACACTATCCCAAAGCCACTGAGGGACACCTTTTGCCTCATCAAATATAAAAAGTATTTCGGGAGCATGCCAACCTTCAGCTTTTGCCGGCTGATCTGTTGAAAAGCCTATCGCAAAGTGATTTGGTTCAGAAGTTTTTATTCTGTTTGTAAGGCATTCACCCTCTAATCTTATCCGGCTATTTCTATATATCTGATTTATTTCAGCCCATAAAAGGTGAGCCATTTGAGAATAAGTTGGAGCTGTAGTTATTACTTTGGATTTTCTGAAACAATTAAGAAACCATACCGCTGCCTCTGCCGCTGTGTATGTCTTCGAGCTTCCATGACAGGCTCTTACTGCTGTTCTTTTATTGTTCCGGACACTTTGAAGTATTTCTCTTTGTTTAGACCATGTCATATGACCCAGGGCATGTTCAGCAAAAAACACAGGATTGTCTTTATATTCTTCAAAAAGGGCTTTAAAGACTTGTGTGTTTTCCTGTGCTATTTCACTTTGAGTCTGCATTTTTAAAATCCTTAATAGACTTTGTTAAATCCTTGACTGAAAGCTTATAATTAATTCCCCCTGAATGTTCAATATCCTGCTTATCTCTCCATTTATCCGGCTGTCGATTTTTAAGCCAAAATATCATCGCTGTTGTATCTCCAGATTTTGCTTTGTCATATAAGGATTTTACAATTTGAACATCAGCCTTAGTTTTCCCTTTTTTTAGGGTGTCTAAAAATTCAGGCTTTTTTTTGTAGTAGCTTAATGTGCTTCTTGATATACCTAACACTAGTGCAATCTCCTCATCTGTCAAGCCCAAAGAAGCTAAAGACTCCACTTGTTTGAGATTGATTTTCTCATATTTTGAAGGCCTGCCTCTTTTAGCCATGCTCCACCGTTTCCCTTATTTCTTCTTCTGGAGTCCCTGTATAATCGGCATATCGTTTTATAGTGACATCACAATAATAAGGAGATATTTCTATTCCATAACAAGCTCTCCCTAGCTTTTCTGCAGCAATTATTGTTGTGCCACTTCCTAAAAATGGATCATATATTAAAAAATCTTTCTTTGTATGGTTCTTTATTAATTTTATCCACAATTCCATCGGCCGAATAGTAGGGTGTAGTTTATTATTCAGATTTCTCTTAATTTCAAAAACAGTTGAATCATTTGGGGCTGTATTGCTATAAAACTTAACACCCTTCTTCCTTGTTAAAAATATTGTTTCATGTTGCTGTTGATATCTTGCACCTGGCCAGAAACAAAAATTCTGTTTCTTCCAAATTAGCAAGTCTATTGTTTCAAATTTCAAATCCTCGCAGGTGATAATATATGGATGAAGATGTTTATCGGCATATGTCATTATCAAGCATTTTGTTGGCATAATAGACATAAAGCCATATAATAATTTTTTTGCATCTTTTGGGTCCACATAACTTCTCAATGATTTTGTTTTATTCTTATCTTCTTTGCGTGTTTCATAATCAACGGAATAAGGCGGATCTGTTAAACACAAATCTGCCTTTTCCCCATTCATCAATCTATTTACATCCTCTTCCTTCGTTGCATCCCCACAAAGCAATCTATGCCTTCCAAGTTTAAACAAATCCCCTGTTTTAGTTATTGCTGGGCTATCGTCTATCTCCGGTACTTCATCCTCTGAGCCATCCAGATTTGGTGCATAATCCTCAATTACATCTTGTAAATTTACAGGCTCGCCTACATCAATCTTATAATCCCCAAGCTCAATCTCGTCTATATACGGATATACAAGCTCAGCCAGCTTTTCTTCTTCATACTCCCCAGCTCTATCATTGTCTGATAAAGCGTATTTGATTTTTTCTGCTTCGGATTTAGGATGCACTATACTTATCTCCACCTCTTTGATTCCCAGCTCTTTTAAAGCTCTAAGCCTCATATTCCCACCTAGAATCGTATAGCCCCCGTTCTCAGGACAGGCTATCATAGGCTTATAGACCCCAAGCTCTTTGATTTGCCTTTTAAGACGTTCAAAGTCTTTTGTCTTTATATTCCTGGGATTATCTTCCCAGTTTTGAACTTGCTCAATAGGAACCCTTTTAATATTCATTTCACTTTCTCATACAGCTTATCCAGCTTGTCAAATATCCTCTTATGGTCATCCCGATTTTCCTCTTTCATACCATTTATCATCTTACAGGCTGCATCTATGGCTTGCTTATTCAGGAGGCTTCGAGTCCTATTTTCCACAATCATATGATAATGGTTCTTATTATTATTACTGTTTCCCTTTCCATTATTTTTCTTCTTTGAGATTATATTCATAGCCTTATCTAGAGCCACAAATGCTACTGTTATTCCCATACCGATGTATAAATAAATCTGTCCCCCTGCCTGTGTTATCTGCTCTTCCATTTATTTTATCCCCCTTCTTAGTCTCCTTACTTCAAGCTGTAATTCTTTGATATATTGCATTAACTCTGGATTGACTATGAGATTCCCATCCTCTGTTATTCCAAGCGGGTTATCTTTTATTACCTGAGGCGGATTTAAAACATCATAGCCAAGGCCTGGATTAATATACCCTATACTTGCACATGACCAGGAAAGAATAAGGATGCTGAATATAATGAGTCCGGTTATTATTTGTTTTCTCATTCATTTTCCCCACAGCCATTTTCTTACTTTTTTAAGAGCCTTTTCCTGGGCTTCTTTTGTCTCAGCTTTCAGTGCCTTTGCTACAGCCTTTTTGACTCCTTTCCGCTGGCGATTATCCCCTATGACATATGTCCAGTCCTCTATTTGCTCTTTTAGGTCAAATATCCGGTTTAGCAGTGTTATTATTTCTTCAAAGTTCATTTGTTTTTGCCCTAGATAGAACAGCGGGAGAGTACCTTAAGCGTTCTAAGCTGTTTTTCCTCTGAATAGAAATGTGTCTACAAACTCTTAAGTCACCTCCCGGCTTATTTTTCATTCTTCAATATTCCTGAAAGGGTCAGCGTAAATGACCTTAAAGCCCTGCCTTCTCTCTATTTCCTGCTTAAGAGAGTCCTTTTTGATGTATGCGTTTTGTTCTATAGCCTCCCTTAGAGATGTGATTCCCCTTCCCCCTCCTGAAGCATGGATAATAAATTCACTATCTATGCACATTGCTACGTGTTTAGCCTTTAATTCCAGGGGATGAATAAAGAAAACCAAACAGCCGGCATAGGGTCTCTCTACCGTATATTGGGAATATTTTTTCCTTAGCCCTTCGGCTGTATAATCAGAGAACCGTTTTATTAATCCATGAGCCTGGAGTACTTCTACTATCATTCCAGAGCAATCCCAGCCCTCAAGTGGATTTTGACCGCCCCAGAAATAAGGAAGCCCAAGCCAGCGTTTAAGATAATCTACAGCCTCGGCTCGGATGTATTCCTGCCTGATTAGAGAATTATTTGCCATCACCTATAAAAATAGAGGCAAATAAAAAAATTGTCAATAATAATAAATAATTTTTTATTCTTTGATTATTATTGATATGGGGAAAATAATAATCTATTTTTTTTCTAATTTAACAACTCTATGTTTAATCCCATCTAAATTTTGAAGCTCGTTTGCCTTTTTTATGGCATCTTTTTTTAGCTCATATTTATATTCATCTTGTCTTATCCATTCATTTTCTTTTTTACCATCTCTGTCTCTTATTGAAGTTGGTCTTAAAAATTCTATTCCATATTTAGCCATTTTTTCATTTCTCCTTTTTTTTATTCTTTCTCTCATATAATCTGGATTCATATTGATATATCTACAAATAAACTTAAATCCAAAAACGTGATTATCTGAATAATTATTGTCCTCAAAAATATAATTCCTGGCCTTGATGAATTCAGGATTATCTTCTATTTCCCCTGTATTTTGGTTTCTCCTTTTTCTTTTTTTATAAATATAATCTGAAATTAATTCTTCCATAACAGCAATCATAAGATTTTTATACGGATCTTCTTTCATCTTTGCCATTTATTTTCCCTTCTTTTAAAATCCAATCTAATGGACAATCTACTTTTCCATGTCTTATTTTTCTACAAGTCTTTGCTTCAATTTGCCTAATTCTTTCTGGTGTTACCTTGAGAATCTTCCCGATTTTCTTTAATGGATATTCTTTTGGTGCTAAAGTTCTCAATAAAAAAATAAATATTTCTCTCTTTTCAAAACGATTAAATTTAGCTTCCATGCTATTTATTTTAATCATCTTGGCCTCCTTTCGGTTTAAATTTTCCACCTTCATTAAAAATTACTCACAAATTCCTCTTTATCTTCATAATCCCTACGGTCACAAATGTCCCGATGATGATGGCAAAAGCCAGAAAAAAGAATATCTTTATCCAAATCATTTGTCCCTCCTGTGAGCATTCCATAAAAATAAGACTGTCCATAAGTATCCGGCTATAAGACCAAGTATTACGAACAGTTTTGTCTTCATTTTGTTTTGTCTTTATCTTCGTTATAAATCTCTATAGTTATTATCTCTCTGCCATTAAGGATTTCTTTTACAGGCTCGGTATTATCCGTAAAAACTTCACTTGTTTTTTCTTCACGACTGATGCTGAGAATCTCATTTTGTTTGATGTACTTTATTAGATGGGAAAAGTATTCCTCAGGCTCCATCTCAATACATTTATTTTTTGGTTTCGACATAATTGCCTCCTTAAATTCTGCCCACCCTCGCTCACCCTTTGAATTATTCGTCTTCTTTTTCTTTGATTTGCGATAACAGCAACTTGATAATAGGCTTTACGATTTTGTAAAACCCATTTGCTTCGGCTGTGACAAGGATTCCGTATACCACAAATGCAAGCCAGCTAAATGCTTCATTCTGGAGTAAATAGAACCCGGTATAAAGGAACGAACATACAGCGCTCAGCACAATGACCAGTACACCCTTAATCTTGAGCCATTCTTTAATGGCCTGAATTGCTGCGAATAGAACAAAACCAAATATAGCAAGGTTTGTTATCGCATCCACAACAGCATCATCAATCTCAAAGTCTACGCCAGTTGCCAGGAGGGGGATTGCAAACACTAAAAAGAAACATATACCCGCCATGACAAGTAAATTCTTTTTTCTCATTTTTCTCTCCTTTCATTAAATTGATTATCCTTAAGCCCAAAGTCTTCTAAAGTATAGACCTTGACTCTGGGACGCCAGACCTTTAGTTTCCCTTTTCTAGGATGTTTTTTTACCTTCCTCCATGACCAAAGCTCTATATGACCGCCCGCTTTCAGCCATTCAGGTGCGTATTCGTTTTCCAGGATTTTTCTATCATGTTTTCCAAATTCAGATCCGCAACTCTGAATTGCACAGATACCTTTAGGCATGATGCTTATGATGTCTATGAAGTTGAAGAGGTCGATTCTCTTTCCGTAACGACCTGCGTAGGGATTGAATTTCTCAACGATTCCGGATATATAGCCCTGTTGCTCTAGGGCTCTTAGGGTGCGTTGGGTATTTGAGAGGCTCATAAAACCTCCTGTCTTAATCTATCCCTGGCTATTTTACAATAATTTGGGTTGATTTCTATACCTATAAAATTACGATGTAAATTTTTACAGGCCCGGGCTGTTGTCCCTGAGCCAACAAAAGGGTCTAAAATAATCTTATTTTCGGGAATGCGAGATATAATTAAACTGTATAATTTCAACGGATTCTCATACGGAACTTCTTGCTTAGAACCAATTATAGGACAAACAGAAAATATGTCTTTCCATAAAAATTTATTAATAGAATATTCTTTGGTAAATCTATAAATCAAAATCGGCTCCCATCTAAAGGTTGTGTGTGTAAAAACCTTGTCCCAAATTAATATCCGAAATGGAGATTTGAATCTCTTGATTAACTCAACTAGTCGTGTAGAGCTGTTGAAGACCAAAGCATAGTCTTTAGTTATCCTAGACACTTCTTTCATGAATTTTTATACCAACGCCAATAGCTCCCATTTACATCTTCTTCCTTAAATGGGGGAGATGTGAAAATAAAATCTACGCCCTTATCTGGTATCTTTTTCATAACCTCTAAACAGTCACCGCATATAATTTTGTTTATAAAATCATTTGGCCATCTCATAAAACAGCTCCATTTGGCTTTCCCCATCCATAAGCTCTGTATGGGCATCGCTTACCATCCGCCACCGCTCAAATAAAGGAATTGCCTTCTTTTTCAAGATTGCCTTCTTTTTCAAGTATTCCCGGTATTCTAAAACCTCGCTTTTCCGGATAGGCCAGAAGCCTCCCTTTTCACAGGTGCATATTGGGAGCTCGCTGTAAATGTCCCTAAACTTCCTATCCGATAGCTCTGGGATCTCACCCGCATATCTCAATAGGAAAGCATCCCTGGGTATAGCATTCTCTTTACCTCTATGATATTTCTGATACAGCTCAAGAATGCTTTGTTTCATCCGTCTCCTCACCTACAAATTTAAGAATTCTAAATTCCCCCAATTTCGACTCCCACTTCAAGACCTCTGCGTTTATTTC